TATGTGTATTGCTACACTAAACACATGGTCATTACGGAAAAGACCTCTGTTTACTTGAAAGATGCTGTTATAGTGGTCCCAGTTTTCTTGTATGTGCTTTGTTAGTTCAAAGAATACCTTGTTCTCTTCTGACTTTCTAAAGAATATAACAGTAGCCCAATAAAAGTCTATGCTACTATCACTAATCTTTTCAAACTCAGCAGTATCTCTCCAGGCTGTTAGGTCTTTTGCATTTTTAAATATTAGAAAATTGTGATCTTGTTCAAAGCAATTTTTAAATAAGCTATTTGCTATAATATAATCACTGTCTAGTAGTATTGTTTCGTCATATGGTGTTAGTTCATATGACTGTGTGCGTAGGTCATTCTTAAATTGTAAGTGCTTTGCTACTCCCGACCCATCGAAATATCTTTTAGTAGTCGAATTGTTTGTGAAAGGCACTTCAATGACTTTATCAAAAACTTCTTCATAGTCCTTGTACGTTTCCTTTAGGTAATCTACACTATCCGTAACTATGCTAGTTGGTATATCTAAATATTTTCTTATTCTTTTAGCTGAATAGTGAGCTTGTTTTATGTAATCAATCTGTGCATTGTTACGTGCAAAGATTAATGCACCTTTAGTCTTCTTTGTCATAATCTACTAATCCCGAAACCTTGCGTTTAGCTCTTAGCTTTTGGTATTCTGTTTCGTATTCGTTAGTAGATGTAAAATAAACGTCACTAATATTATCGTAGAATTCATGAAGCTGTTCTATTCTTATTGGAGTGTCATTATCGTCTACAATAACAACGTTTGAGTCATCGTTATCACACAGAATTTTTACAAAAGTCAATAGTTCTTGTGTAACAGAAAATTGTCCACCATTAAAATAGTAAATTCTGCTTTCAAGAAACTTCTCTTTTAACACTCTTTTTTGGTTATTAAGAGTCACCATATAATTAGAAAAGTCTAAGGCTTTTTTTAATCTTTCATCCATAATAGTAATCCGTAGTTGTACTACTATTTAGATAAATTTTTAGTGGACTATGTTAAGTTTGAACCAGCGTCTGTGCTGTGTGTTGGTGTAGGAAGCTCAACGTATGTCCCTGTAGGACGTAATTGAGTAATTGTGCTGTTTAAAGTACCTAGTACATCTTCATCGTAGTTTGGATTACCAGTGTTTGCGTCATTCCATTCTGCTTGGAATTGGACTTGAGTAGTACCAACCAATTTAGCTTTTAATGTATAGTTGTTGGCCGCATATAAACCAGTACCTGATTTAGTAAACAATGTCTGGAAAGCTGTTGTAAGATCATGAAATCCTACTGTTGAACCTGATCCTGATCCTGTTGAGCTAGTTGATGTGTACCCCATCTTAATAGTTCCCATGTTAACAAGCATACCCATCCAGTCAATAGTTTTTGCACTAGAGCCTAAGTATGTAATGTTACTTGCAAAACGGATTTCTCCACCTGCATTAAAAAACTGTCTTCTATGATCAGATGTGCTAAACGTTACGTTTAGTAAATGTATTAATGTACCATTCCAGTTTGATGTATAAGTTGCGGAAGTTGTTGCTTCTGCTGTTGCCTGAGAGGCGTGTATTTGAAACTTTTCGTTCTCTAAGGTAGTTGTTAAATTTTCAAACTGTGCAACACCCTTCTTATTAATAGTGTCGCTGTCTAAAATAGTATCTGTTGAACTGATAACTGCTATTTGACTTGGTGCTGTACCTGTTTGGTGTACTCTACCATTAGCAATATCTGTGTAAAGTGTTGACATATGAGTTGCATTGATTACATCTGATGCACCTACTTGGCTTGAATTCAGCGACTGTCCGTATCCGTCATCGCCGGAACCTGTTCCCATAATAGTTGCTACTCTTGATTGCAAGTTGTTATACCTTGCCGCTGTAATAATATCGCCGATTGCCATTTAATTTATACCTTTAAAAATACTTCTACTAGTTTTTCGCCGTCTTTGTCATCATTTTCTAGTGCAATACCAATCATTGTACCGTGTCTATTATCTTGATTACCTATTCCGTCCATTGCTGTGTAAATAGGCTCACCTTTAACAATAAGTCCTTCAACTCTAACTGGCACTCTACCTTTAAGTGCAACTGCTTGACCGTCTGCTTCTGCATTCATCAAGTAAGCTGGTTTCTCAGATATAACTCCGCATGGTATTTCACCTTCACCGCAAGCCTCCATCTCAGCATCAATGCTTTCTTCTTGATCAGCTTTGACTACTGTCATAATAGTACCTACTGGATACTCTTCTTTAGTTGTGTATTTCTCTGCCAAGTCAGCGTATTGTGCCTGTGTAGCTGTACCTGTAAATAAGTTTGCTACCAAGTTACCTGAACCATCTCTAACTGCTACTGTATCATTAGTTGCCGCTGTTGATCCTGAACGGTAATTTGATCCAACTGCTAATGTTGAAGCCTGTGTTGCCAGTCCTGCAAATGAAGTTGCGTAAACTGTTGCAAATTTATTACCAGACTTACCTATGTTATAGGTATTATCTGCACCTGGGTGCATACCAGTTGATTCAATCGCTAACGGTTGTGCAACTGTTCCTACTGAATCATCAACTTTAATTTTAATTACTGTACCTACGTCGTTTTGTATAACACCTTCGTTATCATTTTCAACGTAAATTTTAAGATCGTTGGAATCACCAATTGAAATACCAGCATCTGCAAAGTTAACAAGTGAAGTAAATGATCCTGATCCTGCTAATGCAAAATCTGAAGCAGTATATCCACCAAGTTTTAATGAGTTACTTGCTGTACCCCAGTAGTAATCTGTAGTACTTGTAACACCGCCTGTTGCGTTTTGTGTATTTCTTAGGGTTATTCCTTTTTTAACAACGTCAAATCCTGTAACTGCGTTAGTTGGATCTGTACTATCAATAGTAAATGAAACTGCACTAATCATATAAATGACTTCGTCGTTAACAATGGCTTGAATGACTAGTCTATTTGTGCTTGTTGTATCTCTTATAGTTACAGTTTTCATCTGTGTTACACTAGTACCTGAACCTTGTGGTCCAACTAATACGTAACCAGTTCCGTTGTATGCGTATAATTGTTCGTTTGTGCTATCCCACCATAAATCACCAGTAGCTAAACCAGCCGGTTGTGTTGCACTTACTTCTGCTCCACCTGTTGTTCTAAACTTAGAACCATCATAAAATTTAAGTTTAGATGCTGTAGCATCAAACCAAACTTGTCCTGAAATCGCTTTAGGTGGTTGTGAAGTTCCGCTAAAGTTTTCTAGCAGATGTAAAAAATTCTCGTTTTGTATTTCACCGTATCCAGCGTAGTTTTTACCTACTAACTTAATATCGGTAGTTTGGTCAACAGTTCCGTCTTCGACTGTTGTCAAAGTAACGCCACTGTATCTATCTATAGTATATGCCATTGTTATAAACCCCTATAATGTTATTTATCTTTTACCATAGTCCGCCACTGCTACCTAGATCAGTGTCAAACACCCAAGATCCAGCTTGAACCTTGAATCTTTTTAAACCTCTAGCCACTGAAGCATTAACAGTACCTGAAGCATTACTAAACGCAATATCCTGTAAAACACTTTCATTCTGTACACCATTTGAGTCTACAGCAATGAATGATTTACTTGCAACCGTGTTTACATCAATTCCACTAACTGTTGCTCCAGTTAATGTGCTTGTTGGAACATACGCATATGATCCTGTCTTTTTAGTTGCCGCCGGATAAATGTCCTCAATAATTGTAGCAATATTGGCATTACTTAACCCTGTAATATCCAATGGTACAATAACTGGCTCATTATCTAGTGAATCATCTACATAAAATTTAGTTGCGGCATCAGTATTAGTTGTAGGTTCAGCTAATCCTGTAATTTTTTGGTTATTAGTAATAGTAATTGAACCATCACTTGTTATTTGCAAACCGCTACCTGATGTAGATATTGCATAGTTATTAATTGTTACGTTGTCAACTGATAGTGTAGATAATGTACCTACCTGTGTCAAGCCTAATGCTGATGTTACAGTTGATCCTAATGCTGTTTCGTTTAATACTTCGTTTCCATTAACCTTGTAACCTTTAGTTACTGCCAAGTCAATGTTTTCACTTGATGTCCAAGCCTGTTCAGTATTACGCCATAAAAATTCTTTATCTAAGTCTGAAGATTTAAGAATAATACCACCACCGTCTACCGCGGCATTGTTACCTGTTGAACTATCTGATTGTATAGCAAGTTCAATGTTCTTGTCTTCAACTCTTAAAACTGTTGTTTCTACTGCTAAACTTGTACCACCAATAATTAAGTCGCCATCAATTTTAGCATCTCCGCCCACGTGTAAAGTGTACTGTGGAGAAGTTTTAAACAATCCTACGTGTGATTCTGATGTATCAACTACGATAGCATCAAGGTATCCAGTTGGTTGTCTAACTCTAACTTTCCAGTCATGATTGGATAATTGGTTTTCAGTTACAAATGAAGTACCAATAATTTTCATAATATTGTTTTGTGCAGGTCCTATTGTAACCCCGCCACTGTTACTAACTGTTAATGCACCTGTTGTGGTACCGTTTGAGTCAGCTGGTAAAAACTGTGATGCACTCTTTTCAACACCTGCGGCGTTAATTAAGTTTAGTGCGGCATTTGATACGCCTCTGAAAACAGTTCCCGTTGATGATGCATCAATTGGAGTAAATCCTTTTTTGATTGTTCCAGTCAATCCTGCAATAGTATAACCTACTGCTGGAGTAAATTCTTCATTTGACCATACACCGTTAAGTGCTCCGCCTATGAATAATTTTGCAACCACCTTGCTGTTGTTTTGTGTATCTAATGCTGTAAATGTTTCAAACCCTGTCTTGCCTTGCTGTGCAGAGTATATAGGTCCAGCTAATTCTAAGTCTGTACCATCATAAAAATATAATTGATTCTTTAAACTGTCTAACCAAAGGTCACCACTTACAAGTGTTGCCGGTTGTGCCGTAGCAACAATAGGTCCGCCACTTTCTCTAAATGATGTTCCGTCATAAACTTTTATTCTACCTTGTGTTTTATCATACCATAACTGTCCAATTAACGGAACTGTTGGTGCTGATGTAGAAGCAAAGTTTTCTAACATCTTGATTTGATTTTCGTTTAGTGTTTCACCAAATCCTGAATAGTTTTTTCCAATAAGACCAATGCTTGACGTTGTAGTATCTAATTGTCCATCAACTAGATCTACGAGTAACGTGCCGTCAGTTTTGTTTAGTTTATAACTCATATCGCTGTATTCTCCCCGGCATAGATAATATAGTTAACAGTCATGTATGGGTTCATAACATCTATAGCTGTTCCCAATGCGTTGTTTGTTAACACACCACCTGAAGTAGGATATGCCTGACCTGCACCTGTGCCTGTCGGAGCATCGTATTGAATACCCTGTGCATCGTTTGGAGTACCTGTTACATCTCTTAAAGTATAGTACTGATCTCCACTTGGTCCTCTTAAATCGTGTTCGTGTTCTGGTAAATTATTAATTGCAATAGTTTGGTTCTGTTGTCCTTCAACACTTCCCATTGTATCGGCCGCCGCTGATGTTACAACGTTTGCTGATCCGCCACCCATGTTATCTTTACCTAGTGGGAATCTACCTCTTAAATCAGGTAATGCAAATTTACCTGCCGCTACCAATGATTGATCTTTAAAGTTGTAGCCAATCACGTTAAACAAGTTTTGATATGTTGCAATAGTTACTTCTTGTCCGTAACATAATACCCAATCAACTGGAGCAGTATCGCCACCAAATGGTGATATCATTCCAATCGGTAATGTAGGAATTGCTTTGAACAAGTTAGTTCTTGAAACTTTATAAACACCAGTATCGCCTGTTACTCTGTTTAATAATATTTCGTCTGTTGATAATGAACTAGAAACTTCTGTTTTATTAGCAACAAATGTATTTGAAATCGTTGTTGTAAATGTTTTGCTACTTGCATCTTGTCCGTCAAATGTAAATGACGGTGCAGTTACATCACCATTCATTTGGAATGTTGTTGAACTTGCAAGTTTGTCTGTTGATCCAGAACGTCCTGAAACTGTTCCTGTAACGTTACCTGTTAAGTTACCTATAAGGTTCTGTGCATAAACGTTTAACCATTGTTCGTTAGCTGTACCTAAGTTACGTGATGTATTTGCGTTTGGTACAATGTTTGCTGTAGTTGTAAGTCCTGAAAGGTTTGTATCACTGCCAACAAATAGTTTCTTAGCAATACCAACACCACCTTTAGTAATAATACTTCCTGTTGATATAGTAGAAGCATCTGTAGTAC